GTTGCACAGGCAGCGGAACAGGCGGACGCACCCCACGGCGTGCGGCAGCACGAACGAAAGCACGCGGCCGGTGCGGTTTTTCAAGGTGACGGTCGGTTCCATGTGCTTGCCTCCTGCTATGGTCCGGTCTGGGTTTCTTGGCCGATCGTCTCGGTCTCCCAACCGTACTGCACGAGTGTATCAAAGTCGCCCGCGAGTTGCACCCCCTTTATCAAGACCCCGCAGCTGATCAGCCGCAGATCGTCGGGGTGCGGCGCCGTTCCCACCTCGGGGAACCTGTCCCAGGGCATGGTGAGCGGGTGCCGGTGCAGCGGGCTGGCTGGGTCGTTCGGGTCCTCCCGCACGTCCACCGTGGTGATCTCGCGGAACATCTCGGCGATCGCCGCGGCCATGGCGAGCGCCGGCCGCGTCCCGCTGATCCAGGCGTTCACGTCGAACCCCAGATCGACGGTCACGGGGACGGGGGCGCGCCCCCACACGCGGGGGTCGGTCGGGTCCCTCGCCTCGTCCTCGCGGTTCACGGTGCTGAACCTGTTGATCGGCATGCGGGGCCCGATCAGGTACACCACCGGGGCCTCGGCTTTCGCTCGCGCAACGTGCGCCGGGTCGTCGCTGTAGTCGCGGCCAGACACGACCACGGTGTTGTCCAGCACGTGGATCCTGAACAGGTTGATCAGCGCCTCCACCACTCGGGTGAGGTGCCCTGAACCGTCCAGCGCCGGGCGTCGGTACGTGTACGCCCGCAGGACCGTGACGTGCTCGTGGAAGATCTCGGCGCCCATGTCGTCCAGGTTCGCCACGCGCACGGTGGCCTGCCGCGGCAGCGCGATCGCTGGGTCGATCCAGGTCGGGACCGTGGCGAGGATCAGCGAACTGGTGGCGGCCGCCGCCCATGGTGCGCGCACACCGTCGAACGTCACCTTGACGGTGACAGGTTCGGCGCCGCCTAGGTAGCCGATCGGCGGTGGGGCTCCAGGGAGCCGGAAGTTGGACCCGGTGATCTGCACGACGTTGCGCCCTCGTGTGAGGCCGCCGTTCGGGGTGATCGCTGTGAACGTCGGGATCGCCATTACTTCTTCGCCTTGCTCTTGCTCCCGCCCCTGCTCTTGCCCTTGCTGATCCCCGTCATCTTGCCGATCGCGTTGAACCCCTTGCCGGCGAACTTGAAGACCTTTTTGATCGGCTTCTGGAACTTGCCGAACCCCATCTGCCGCGCGATTTCCTTCAGGGCTCGCCCCTCGGCGCCGCTTTTCCAGGCAGCGAACGAGGGCCGCAGGAACGGCCGCTCGGGCACGCCGGGATGCTTCAGGATGAACGTGCGCGGGGACAGGTTGTGCGCGAAGATCTTGCGGTTGAACATGGCCCGCCACCAGGCGCGCAGCTTGGCGGTGACCGGGATCATGAAGGGGCGCGTGCCGAACTCGTGGATCTCGGCGATGTTCACCAGGTCCTTGCCGTCCTTGGAACGCTTGCCGCGGTTGATCCCCACGAACACGGCGATCTCGGCGGACAGCGGCAGCGGCGTGACGTTGATCGACCCGATGAGGTCGCCCTTGTCGATCAGCGCCTTGCTGCTCTTTTTCATTTTCTTGGTGCTCGCGGCCAGCGGCTTGAACGCCTTGCCGCCCGGGGCCTGCCCTCGGATCCCCAGCTTCATGAGGCGGGCGAGCGCCTGCCCCTCCCGCAGGATAGTGCGGCGGATCGCCGGCGGCGTGTTCTTTTTCCACGCGGCCATGGTGCCGGTGATCGCGTCTTGGATCTCCAGTTCCCAGGCGATCACGCTGCGCCCCCTTCCCCGTCGGTGCGGCCGACGGCGCAGTGAAGGATCAGCAGGTTGGTGCGAGGCACACCGAACGCGGCGAGGCCGTGGCCCGCGCGCTCCAGGTTGCGCACCCACAGCCCAGGAGGATCCGGGAACGTCGTCTCGATGGCGCCGGCGATCGTCTCGATCGCGCCCACTCGGTCGCCCGGGGCGAGCAGCGGGTTGCCGTCGGTGCCGATCAGGCCGGCCGCCTCCAGTTCGGGCCAGAACGTCACGAGCTGGAGCTGGTGCTCGGGCTGGTATCCGGCGCGGATCAGGCTCGCCCCGTCAAACTGGGTGCGGTCGATCTGGCACCGCAGGCGGATCGGCAGCTTCTCGCGCCTGCTCGGGGCGCCCATCTGGGTGCCGTTCGGGACTCGGATCGGTTCCCTGAAGGTGTCGCTGTAGCCGCCCCCGGTAACCGCCGCGGTCTTCACCGGGTCCAGCCGGTAGAGCACCACCACGAACCGCTGGATCAGGCGGCCGCGCATCTCAGATCACGCCCATGCGCAGCGGCCTGGGGTAGAGCATGAGCAGGTTGTCCACCTCCAGATCGCCGGTCATGCCGTAGGCGCCGTCCTGCCCTGTGGGCGCGCCCAGGCTGTAGGACTGATCGCGGGTGGACTCGCCCTGGACGCGGCCAGCGAGGTACGACCCGAGGGCGTCCCCTGTGGACTCCAGCCGCATGAAGCGGCGGATCGTGAGCAGGACGCACGCGCGGCGGATCGCCGGCGGCGTGCTGCCGTAGCTGTACGGCACCTGCTCGGAATACTCGCCGGCCATCTCGCCGGGCAGCAGCTCGGTGCAGCCGAACACGCCCAGGATCTCCACGTTGCGGTGTCGCTCCAGGAACCTGCCGGCACCCCACGCGCGATCGCTGCTGTCGTAGTAGTCGGTCACCCAGGCGATCTCCGGTGCTTGCCGGTCGTCCGGGTCCATCTGCCCGCGGGTCAGGTGGCGGTTGGGGATCTCCAGATCGGTGGCTGGGTCGTCCATGATCGCGTCGTCTATGGTCACCTTCATGGCCGTGCAGATCGCCACGTCGAACCAGAGCCGGTCGTGGCCGCGCCCGCTCACGATCTGGCGAACGTAGCGCGGTTCGAACCACTGCCCGCAGATGCGATCGATCATCGCGGTGGCCATGTCGATCCCGGCCTGCACTTGGGCGTCGGGCCAGGCGGCGATCGTGAACCCCTCGGCGCGCACGTCGGCGATCGTGCAGTAGCCCGCGATCGTCTTGGTGACGCTGGTCAACGGCGTGGCGTGGATCGCCCCGTCGCTGGAGCGCCTGAACCGCACGCGGTAGGCGTGGGCGCTCGCCGCGTCGCTGTACACGTAGAGCGTGTGCGAGGTCGGAAGCGGAGGCCGCGTGGTGGCCCTGGACAACTCGGTCCAGGGTCCACCAGTCACGGCCTGCCGCTCCACGATCTGCTCGTCGTATCCGGCCGCGCGCACGGCGACCGGATCGGGGCCCGTTGCTGGGCTGGCCGCCCAGGCTGCATCAAGATCCCAGATCAGCCGAACGCCAGCCATGGACCCCTCCGTTCACCTGGGGATTAGGCCGCCCAGGTGCTCGCGTCCGGGACGCACCCGCGCACGATCACCGCGTTGCTCACGCCGTCGACCCCGCCGTCCGAGGCGCAGGCCGAGAAGTAGACGGTCTCGTCCGCGGCGTTGGTCAACGTGCACGCGAACTGGCCGTTCGCGTCGGTCTTCACGACCGCCCAGCCGGACCCGCTGGCGAGGATCGACCCCTTGGTCGCCGCGCCGAAGGTCACGTTGGCGTTGATGTCGTGCTCGCCGGCGTACTGGGTGTCCTGCCCCAGGATCTTGAACTCGCCGATCCTGGCCGCCGCCGCGCCGCCCGTGGTCTTCAGATCCGCGGTCAGGGCCGTGGTGGTGCCGCCTCCCGACGCGTCGGTGCACGTGACCACGATGTCCAGGATGTCCAGGTGCGCGGGGCCGGTGGCCCCCGTCGCGCCCGTCGCGCCCGTCGCGCCCGTCGCGCCCGTGGCACCCGTGGGGCCGGTCGGGCCCGTCGCTCCCGTCGCTCCCGTCGCGCCCGTGGCACCCGTCGCGCCGGTCTGCCCGGTGGCGCCCGTCGCGCCCGTCGCGCCCGTGGCACCCGTCGCGCCCGTGGGGCCGGTCGGGCCCGTCGCGCCGGTGGCACCCGTCGGACCGGTGGCGCCCGTCGCGCCGGTCACGCCCGTGGCGCCCGTCGCGCCCGTGGGGCCGGGGGCCGTCGGGCCGGTGGCGCCGGTGGCGCCCGTCGCGCCGGTCGGGCCGGTGGGCCCCGTCGCGCCCGGGATCACGCCGGCCAGGATGTTGACGTCCTCCTGAAGCTCGATCACCAGGCCGGACAGCTCCCGGTCGGAGTCGGGGTCCTCGGTGATATTGCGGCCGCCGCTGAAGTGGTCGGTCGGGATTACGACAATCGGATCGCCCGGAAATGCCATTAGAACCTCCTCGGGGCGTTGCGACCACCCCGCAGGGTGATCAGTCGCCGCCAGTTTTGCAGAGTTTTTTCAAGGACCGGACCGCCGCATCGAACTGCGCGGCCTCGCTGTTGGCGTACTCGATCCGCAGCAGTTCCCAGCGGCCCTCGGGGGCCTCCTCGCTCGGCGGATCCGAAAACGTGAAACGATACTCCAGCGGACCGCGGCCGCCCGACCGGTGCTCCTGCGCCCGGAGAACCCGGAGCCCACGGAGCAGGCAGTAGGCGGCGAACGCCAGATCCCCGGTGTCCCGCGGGCGAGCTGTCGCCCGTCCCGCGGCAGTTGCCTCGGTCATTGCCTGTACCTCGGTGTTGGCGCCCCGTGGGCTGCACTTGGTCCCCTCCTACTTCCCTTTGCCCCTGCGCCCGCTGTTCCCCTGGGGGGCCTGCGCGGCTGCCTGGGCCTTGTCGTCGGCCGGCGTGCCCTCGCCCTCGGTGGCGTCGGGATCGTCGTCCTCGTGGTCAGTGGGGGCCTTGCCCTCGGTGTCCGCCTCGGCCTCGGCGGCCTCGGTCTCGGAGGCTTTCTTTCGCAGCACCTGCCCCAGCGACGGCTTGGCCGCACCCTTGGGCTTGTCGGCGTCGGTCACCGGCGGGGCCGGCGCCTTCTGCACGTAGGCGTGCACCGCCGGCAGCCCGGAGCGGGCGCGATCTTCCATCTCCCGCTGGACCATGGACTTCAGGGCCTCCATGTCCTTGACGGTGACGATCTGGAACTGGGGGATCTCGGACAGCTCGGCCAACTCGGCCGCGTTATCCACCACGTGCAGCGTGGCCGGCATGTTCGGCGTGCCGGCGGTGTACCTGGAACAGGTAGCGGCGCTCACGTAGGTGGACAACTCGAACCCCTTGCGGGTGTCGGCCGGCCTCAGTCTCACGGCGTTGATCATGGTTCGCTCCTTTACCTTGTGGAACGACACCGAGGAGCGGCGAACCGCCCCCCGGTGCCTTCCGGTTGTTCGCTCTAGGACGTCTGGACCACCAGCTTGCAGGTGGTGGCGTGCATGTCCACGCCGTTGCCGACCTCCACCCCGGTGGTGCGCACGAACATCTTGAGCTTGTCGTTCGCCTTGTCGTACTGCGGGACCCAGATCCCGCAGCCGCCGTCGATCACGGCGTTGATCGTGATGTTCTCGTATCCGCGGACGTTCGCGTCCGTCGCCGCCGCCGCCGCCGCCTTGATCGCCGCCTTCAGCAGGGTGCTGAAGGTCGCGGTGCCGTTCGTCGGGTAGGCGCTGTCGCCGGGGAACGAGATCTCGAAATCGATCCCGCCGTCCAGGCGTCGCTCGGCGTCCATCGTGATAGTGCCCAGGCTCATGTTCTCATCTCCTCGTGTCGCCCCGTTGGGGGCGGTCTTTTCTTTTCACCCGGACGCCCGCACCATGCTGGGCGCCGCTCGCCTCGTGTGGCTTACGAGGTCTTCACGTTGGTGATCCGCACCACCGCGTCGCGCTCCTGCCACTTGAACCCGGCGCGCAGGGTCACGACCATGACCCACTCGCCGGTCGTGATGTCCCGGTCGGTCTCGACGCGGACGCGCCGCCACACGCCCCACACGGCGTTCTTGGGGTCGCAGAGCAGCACGTTCGTGCAGTTCGTGCCGACGCCGAGGTTGTCCGGGAACATGGGGATCGGGAGGATCGGCCGGTTGCCGTAGCGGACCGGCGCGTCCTGCACGATCATGGTGTCGCCCAGAACCGTGGCGCGATCGGCCAGGTAGTCCCGGTAGTCGTTCTCGGCGCGCTCGCTGGTCAGGAACCGCTGCGCCGACCGGTTGCGGTTGTACTGGCTGGGCATGCTGTTGATCGCGTTCTTGAGGTGCGTCTTGGACAGCGCGACCGTGCCGGCGTTCACGTCGTGCGCGCTGCCGGTCTTGATCATGCCGTCGAACTGCGCGAGGAACGGATCCGTGCTCGCGGTGTCGCCGTTGATGCACAGCTCGTCCATGTCGAGCGCCACCTGCTCGCTCATCATGCCCATGACCGTGGTCTTGAAGTTGCCGCCCTCGATCTGGTCCTCCAGGACCTCGTCGTTCAGGCGGATCTCGCCCTTCATGAGCCTGGTCTCCAGCGTGGTGTGCGCGGTCACCGGCTTGGCGCGGTCGCCCGGCGGCACCGCGTGGCCGGACGTGCCCGGGCGCAGCACGCGCCCGTTGAGCCCCACCTTGTCGATGATCTTGGTGTGGCTGCGCAGCGGCTGCACCGTGATCATGGGGAGGATCACCGCGGCCTTGATCAGGTTGACCACGAACGCGGTGGCCTGCTCCTCCTGGAGGTAGCCGCCGTCGGCGATCAGGTCGGCGACCTGCATGTCGGCCTTGGACATGAGCGATCGATTGGCTTCCATCGTGTTGATCTCCTCGTTATGTGCGGGCCAACCGGCCCGCCCTGTTCACTGTTTCGCCACGGCCGCGGCGAGGTCTCCCCCTCCACGCCATGCGCGGGACGCGGCCTCGGTCGGCCCCGCTTGTTCCTTGTTCACGTTCGGACGCTCACCGGTGGGCAGCGAGGACGAAAGCCCCACGCCCTTGGCCAGGCGGGCGACCTCGGCCCGCTGCGCGTCCAGCTGGAGGCGCAAACCCTCGGCCTGTGCCGTTGCGCTCGCCAGCTCGGCGGCGGCCTTGGCCACCACCTGCTGCCCCGTCGCCTCGATCGCGGGGGCCTTGGTCACGGCAGGGGCTGGGGCTGGTGCCGCAGCGGCCATGGGTTGGGGGGTGGCGAGCGCCGCGGACAGCTTGGCGTCCACGAGCATGGCCTCCGCTTTCGCCCCCATGTCGGCGAGCCAGCCGGACAGATCGGATCCGGTGCTCGGGGGCGTCCCACCCTGGCTCGGGGCCGGCGCTTGTGCGCCCTCCCCCGCCTTGTTCAACTCCTCCAGCTTGCCCTTCAGGTCGCCGGGGAGCAGTTGATCGATCGGGTCTTGGGGATCGTAGGTCACGGCGATCCCGGCCGCCAGCGCGGCGGCGACGATCCGGGCGTACACCTTGCCGCGGCTGCCCGCCTGGGTGTACTTGTCGGCCGCCTGCTTGAACCCGGACAGGGCGGCGCCGATCTTCTCGGGGTCGGCCTTGTTCTCGGTCCCGCCGAGGGGGTACTTTAGGTTGACCGGATCCCCGTACAGGTCCAGCTTCGTGGGCGCGTCCGCGGGCCAGGTCAGGCTCGCGTCGGTGCCGGCCAGCGCCTCGATCTCGTATTCCTTGGCGCGGGCCTGTTGTGCCGCCTGCTTGTCCTCGTCCGTTGCCTCGGCGCCTGGGACCTCGGGCCGCTCCTCCTCGTCCTCGCCGTCCGGCTTGGGCGGTTCGGGCTTGGGCTCGCCCGGCTTGGGCTCCTCGTCCACCGGCTTGGCCGGCGGCGCGGAACTGTCGGGCGTGGGCTCGGTCGGCGCCTCGGGAGGCTCGGTGTTCGTCTCCTCGGGCTCGGCCGGCGGCGCGGCCGGTTCTGGAGCTGGCGCCGGAACGGGCAGCACAGGATCCACGAGACCGGGCACCGGGCGATCGCAGCCCGGGCAGTTCAGGCAGCCCACGGGGAGCGCGGCCCCACAGTAGGGGCAGAACGCGGGGCGGTCTGTCGGCGAGGGCGCCTGCTCCTCGGTGGACTGTTCCGAGGGCGCGCCCGGGTCGCCCGGGGCCACGCCGGCCGGTGACCCGTCGGCCTTGCGGACCAGCCACTTGCGCTGGCGGTTCGCACCTGCCGGCACCAGCGACACGTAGTCGATCGACATGTCGGTCAGTTCGAACACGGGGTTCGAACTCGCGGCGGGCGGCGCGGCCTTGGCGCGGCGGCTCATGCGGTGGCCTCCTGTTTCGGGGGCGCGGCCACGGGGGTGCGAACCGCATCCCCGCCGACCGAATAGGCGCCCAGCTTGCCCGACTTGCACGCCTCCCACAGGGCGTCGTCAACGATGCGCACGCCCAGGAGCCAGGACCCCGCGAGCACGTCGTAGGCGTCCGGCCCCTCGCCCAGCTTGAAGCTGGCCGGGGCGATGTAGTTCTCCAGGATCCGCACCTTGCCGCGGCCCAGGGCCTCCCAGCTGTGCATGAGGTCCAGGGCGCCGCTGTTCTCCATCCAAGCGTGGCACGCCTTGCGGATCGAATCGGCGCTGTAGATGTCCCCCTGGGTGTCCGGCTTCAGCGGGCAGCCGTTGCCGTCGGTCGGCTCCAGCACCAGGGACAGCACGAACCGCTCCTCGGCCGGGGCGTCGCCGTCCGCCTTGCTCACCTTGGTGGCCAGCGGCAGCAGCCCGAGGCCGCGATCGATCAGCCCGCGGTTGAACTTGTGGATCGCGGCGCCCTTGGCGGCGGCGCCCTCGGCGGCCTTCTCGGCCTCCTGCGGGTTGGTCGCGTCCTTGGCGATCCGGCCGTACACGGCACGGACACCGGGGGCCAGCGAGATCATGCGGAACATGTCGAACGCTTCCGGGTCGTACTGCCGAGCGCGGATCGTTCCGGCCTCGGTCTCGTCCAGGCCGTTGTCGCCGAACCCCTCGTGGGTGTTCAGCCAGTCGCGCACCTGCTCGGGGGTGAACTGGTCGGCGTCGAACACGAGGCTCTGGATCGTCCAGCTCCCCACCTCGCCGGACGGCTTGGGGCCGCCGGCCGGCTTGTTCACGGGGTCGCCCACCTGGTAGGCGCCGGGGTCCTCCTCGGACGCTGCCGAAATGCGCACAGCGCCGATCCGGCGCACGGTGGTGCCGGCGGTCGGGGCGTCCTTGTGGAGCGTGGCGCCGGCTGCCTTGGCGGCCGCGGCGTACACGGTCTCCAGCAGGGCGGCGTCATCGCACCCCAGGAACGCGGGGCCCTCGGCCCCCTTGAAGATCCCGATCGCGTCCAACGGCTCCTCCTATCGTCCGCCCGCCTTGCGCAGCCGGGCGAACTGGGCCTTGGGATCCAGGGTCGGCGGGGCCAGGTCGGCCACGTCCATGGACAGCTTGGCCACGGGCTCGCCCTCGGCGGCGGGCGCGGGCGGCGGGGTCGGCGCCGCGGCCGGCGCGGGCGGCGCCTCGGGCGTCACCTCGGCGGCCTTGCGCAGCGCGGGGAGCACGCCGTCGATCGCCGTCTTGATCGTGTCGCACTTGGCCAGCACGGCCATGCTGTCGTCGATGATCGAGCGGAGCGGCCACTGGCCCTCCCACAGGCGATCGACGTCGGCCCGCGTGATCGAGCCGTCCGACATGCGGTTGCGGATCTCGTTGTAGCGGGCGAGCAGGGTGTCCAGGGCCTCCAGGCCCATGGACTGGAAGATCGATCCCGTGGTCGTGGTGCCCGGCGCGGCCTGCGCCGGCGCGGCGGTTGCCGGCGGCGCGGGGGCGGCCGAGGGGTCCGCCGGCGCGGACCGCCTGCCGTCGACCACAACCCACGGGGGAAGCCATGACAGCCGGAACCGTCGCCACCACTGCCCGCGCCGAGAGCGTGGTCGAGAAGTTCCAGCAGGTCCGGGGGCTCACCGACCTGCTCGCGTCCCGGCTCAGCCCGGAGGACCAGATCCCCCAGTCGATGACCGCGGCCAGCCCCGCAGCGTGGCACCGGGCGCACACCACGTGGTTCTTCGAGGAGTTCGTGCTGGGTCGGCTGCCGGGCTACACCTCGCCGGAGCCGGTGTTCCGCTTCCTGTTCAACTCGTACTACGAGGCGGTCGGCCCACGGC